CCTGAGCACTGTGATCCTAATAATTGGAATGCACCGTCTACTTATGGGGTGGAGGGTATAATTCTCGTAGATAGAAATGGAAACCCTTTAGAAGAAGGTGATAAATCTGGGATGCACATGAGAGAGATTGGAGCATCTTCTGATAATCCAACAAGGTATCAAGGAACAGCATTAGCAAGAATTGACCATTATTATAAGGTTATAACTGATCCTGATAAGGGGATTAAGTGTTTAGATCCCATTTATTATAATATTGAAACTGGTAAAACCCTTAATGGTAATGGAAGAGAAGGTGGAGGAAGAAAAGCATCTATCAAGGCGTGGATGTATCAAGGAGTGAGAGTAGTTCCTTCTCTTACTAGAACAGTAAAAGAGATAGAATTGAGATTTGGTGCAGAGTCTCAACCTAAAGAAGAGGATGGTGTATTTCAAACTCCATTATCTAAAGATGATGTATACACAACTGTAAAGGAAATATATGAAGAATCTGGTAATTATAATTTAGAGAGTGTTTATGCAGATGTAGAACATTATGGGAAACATTTGGTTACAGGTGATAAGAATTCTATAAAAATAAAACTCAAAAAAGGGTTTGAAGAGAATGGTGATATGGAAAATACAGATCAATTCCAACCATATGATTCTAATACTTATGTAAGTGCCTTAGAGAAGAAACCAGATGATGAGTGGGTAAAAACTATCTTTAAAGAGGAAGATGAGAGAGTTCAGTTTATAAATGGAAATAAAACTAATCACTATTATAGTAATATAATGAATGCAGGATTGGATGCTAAGGCAGATGATGAATCCCCACTTCATTTTATAGTAACTTTCCCAGTCTCGGACAACACAACAGCAGCAAGTTTACAGGCATTAAGGGATTCGTTTTTCTCTAAGCATATTGCTAAATTAGAGAATACAATGATGAAACTAACTGAAACTTCTGTTAATGATAGAAATCGTTTAATGTTCCCTTGGAATCATCCTGACTGTAAGCATGTGACACTTGCTCAAGATAGGAAGAATGAAAAGAATATTGTTGTTGTACCCTTAAGGAATCGTAAGTTTAATTAAGGGGGGACGGTGAAAGTGGTCTTATGATAGACCTAGGAACGTCTAGAAGGCGTTCCTAATTGATTTTATGAATGGTATGTTAAAATGATCCAATTACGTCCACATCAGGAACGTATTGTTGATTGTATGTCCACCAATCCAAAGGGACAGGTTATTGTCCCTACGGGTGGTGGTAAAACTTTGTGTATGATTAAGGATGCACAACGTGAATTTAATAGTTGCTCCTGGGATGTATTTTTGAAGAATCCTGAGAGAAAAACTGTTATAGTTGTGTCACCTCGTATTCTATTAGCACAACAACATTCTGATAGTTTTGAAGAGTTCTTGGGATTAAATCCCATGCTTCAGTGTCAGATATTGCATGTACATAGTGGAGATACACATCATTATTCAACTACAAGTTCTGATACTATTAAACAGTGGGAGAATAAGAATTACAGATATAATAAGTTAATCTTTACCACGTATCATTCACTTCATAGGATACAAGAAAGTGGTATAAATGTAGATACAATATACTTTGATGAGGCACACAATAGTGTACAGAGACATTTTTATCCTGCTACTGAATTTTATGCAGGTTTGGATGATGTTCGCTGCTATTTCTTTACTGCTACTCCTAAGTATAATAAGTCTATCGAATCTCCAAGTATGGATGATGAAGAGG